AAAAACCCATATGAAAAATACACGCCGCCTTATGGAACGGCGCGGGGTGATCCCATACTTATGGAGGGGACTGTAGATCAATCAAACAATATAATAATGCTTATACCTTAATAGAGGTAAATTATATCGGAGAACAAGTTGCTGAGGTTCTCTATTATGAGTTTGAAGTTGAAACTGTACTCTTTACCGAGTCGGCAGGAAGATCAGGCAAAATAATCTCAGCTGGATTCAGTAAAGGCGCCGATAAAGGTATTCGTACCACAAAATCAGTAAAAGCCGTTGGGTGTAATATGCTAAAGATGTTCATTGAACAGGATCAACTTATCATTAGCGATTTTCAAACCATCAATGAACTTTCGACATTTTCCAGAAAGGGAATATCCTACGAAGCAGAATCAGGATGTAATGACGACCTAGTGATGGGATTGGTTCTTTTTGGCTGGATGACGGATCAGTTATTTTCCCGAGAAATCACAGCCATAAATACATTAGACAAGTTACGATCAAGAAATGAAGAAGAACTAATGGGAAGCCTTCTGCCTATCGGTTTTAACAACTTTGATGACGATGATATTATTGAGGATCATATGAGCGGGTCAAAACAATGGCTACGGTATTAAGGTGCTGTTTTTATAAATATAAAGAATAAACAGTTTATAGCTTACAAAATAAACAAGGATAAATTAGATATGGCTTTTCAACTAAGTCCAGGTATTAATATCAGCGAAATTGACTTGACAAAAGTCACACCCGCTGTTGCAACTACAGAAGGCGCTATCGCAGGCGTGTTTCGTTGGGTCCAACAGGTGAAAGAATTCTGGTAACATCCGAGAAGGAATTGGTAAGTCGTTTCGGCAAGCCAGCTACTTACTAAACAAATCCAGCAACCTTAACTACTACATGGACAAACCACGAGACTTTCTTCTCGGCTGCAAACTTTTTGTCGTATAGCGATGCATTGTTTGTTACCAGAGTAGTAGGCACAACTGCCGCTAAAGCAGCAAATACAAATTTTAGTGCATTGTACCACGGAAAATTAGGTAACTCACTACAGGTTTCTTATTGCAATGCCGGTAATTTTAACTCCGTACTAAGAGCAGAGACCTTAAAAATTGAACCTTCTGCCAATTCTGGTGTTGCAAGTGGGTATACAACAACTAGTGGCATCACTGCATATGCTAACATTGGTGATAGAATCACTCTGACGAACAACACTCAACTTGTTATCAGTGATATTACGACTGTAGCCGATGCAGCCGCTGGTAGTGCAGTAACATTCGACGGCTCAAGTGCCTCAGTTGTGGTAATCGCTAGCGATACTTTTGTCAAAGCTACCCACGGACTAACAAATGGTCAAGCCGTTCAATACTCTAGAGGTGCAGGCACAGCAATTGAGGGATTAAACGAAGGCGGATTCTATTTTGTAATTCGTGTTGCCGCTGGTAGCTTCAAGTTAGAGACAACTCATGCCAACGCAGTTGCAACTACACCTATTGCAATTAATATAGTTGCAATTGGAGCTGAACCAACTCACACTGTAACTCCAGTTACTACGTATAAGTCTAACCTGACTTTTACTAGCAAGTACACAGGCGCTACTACCTACGAATCTACATTCACGACTCAGTGGGGTGATGCAAATCTATTTGACTCTACTCCTAGCGCTAACGGTGTACATATTGTAGTGCGTGACATTGATGGCGCCATTTCTGGAACTGCTGGTACAGTATTAGAGAGATGGGAAAACGTATCGACTTCTGCTGGTGCCACTAAATATGAAGGTTCAACAAACTTCATCGTAGATGTACTAGAGCAAAATTCCGCTTGAATTTCTGTAACGAATGCACAGTCTGTATTGATCAAGAATGGAACATTCTCATCTGGCGCAAACTTAACAACTGGCAATGACGGAGAAGACGAAACAGCCATTGCTATTGCAGACCTTAATAAGGGTTATGATCTATATGCCGATGCCTCAGACGTAGATATCTCGTTTGTTATTCAAGGCAAAGCAAGAGGCACGACACTCGCTAACTACATCATCGATAATATCTGTGAAGTCCGTAGAGATTGTGTAGCATTTATTTCGCCTGAATTGACTGATACTACTGTTGATTCTATCATCGCCTTCACTTCTACTCTATCGGCAAGCACCTATGCAGTCGTAGACAGCGGATATAAATATCAGTACGACAAGTACTCAGACGTATATCGTTGGATTCCATTGAACGGTGATATTGCCGGTCTATGTGCAAGAACCGATGACGTAAGAGACCCTTGGTTCTCGCCAGCAGGTTACAACAGAGGTAACGTTAAAAATGTTGTTAAGCTGATAGTAAATCCATCTAAGTCGCAAAGAGACTTGCTGTACAAGAATAGCAATTAACCCTGTTATTACTCAGCTAGGACAAGGAACAGTGTTATTCGGAGATAAAACATTCTCTTCAGTAGTAAGCGCCCTCGACCGTATCAACGTTCGTAGATTGTTTATTGTACTAGAGAAGACTATCGGTACTGCCTCTAAGTCCACTATCTTCGAATTCAACGATGATTTCACGAGAGTCCAGTTTAAGAACTTAGTTGAACCTTTCTTACGTGATGTACAAGGTAGACGTGGCATCTATGACTTCCATGTTGTTTGTGACGAAAAGAACAATAGTAGCCAAGTTATCGATGCTAACCAGTTTGTTGGAGATATCTTCATCAAGCCAGCTCGTTCCATCAACTTCACCCAGTTGAACTTTGTAGCCGTTAGATCAGGCGTAGAGTTTAGCGAAATCGTAGGTCAGTTTTGATAAATATAACCAAAAGGATATATAACTAATGGCTTTCAACATTAATGAAATTAGAAGCCAACTGACCTTTGGCGGAGCTAAGGCTTCGCTATTCCAAGTTGCGATCAGTAACCCGATCAATGGAATTACGAACCTTAAAACCCCGTTTATGGTACAGGCGGCCCAAATCCCGGAGTCAACTCTGGGTACTATCGAAATTCCTTATTTCGGTAGAAAAGTAAAAATTGCTGGTGACAGAACATTCGCTGAATGGACAGTTACTATCATGAACGACGAAGACTTCTTAATCCGTAACTCTATGGAACAGTGGATGGCTTCTATCAATTCTCATGAAGACAACGTAAGACAGCTAGGTACAGCGGCATTGTCTGCTTACAAGGCTCAAGCTCAGATTACTCAGTACTCAAAGACTGGTGTTCCTCTGAGAGTGTATAACTTCAACGGTTTGTATCCGTCATCTATTGCGGCTATTGCAATGGACTGGAGTACTACAGACGACATTGAACGTTTTGATGTGACTTTTCAGTATGATTGGTGGAACGTTTCTGGTGGTATCACCGGTAACGGCGTCACTAACGTGTAATTGATATGATTAAGGGAGACTAAACCTCTCCCTTTATTAGAGGATAAACTATGGAATTATTTGGCTTTTCAATCAAACGAAAACAGGATGAGAATAAAAACATCCCGTCTTTCGTTCGTCCGAATGTGGAAGACGGCTCTGTAAATATTGCCGCAACGGGTACTGGCGTCAGTAGCTTCCTCGATATGGATGGTACGGCAAAGTCTGAAACCGAGTTAGTTCAAAAGTATAGAACAATGCTACAACAGCCCGAGGTTTTTCAAGCTTTTGATGATATCGTAAATGAGGCAATTTGTATAACCGCGACCAGAAAGTCGTTGAATGTGTTACTGATGATCTTGACCTCACAGACGGCATTAAGAAGAAGATTAGGGAAGAGTTTGAGACGGTGCTAAATCTGTTAGACTTCTCGAACACTGGGTACGAGACGTTTCAGAAGTGGTACGTTGATGGTAGACTTAATTATCATGTAATGATTGATGTGACTGCTCCACGTAAGGGCATTCAGGAACTTCGCTATATTGATCCTCGTAAGATTCGCAAGGTACGTGAGTATGAAACGGATCGAAGTCAGAGTACTCCTAAAGTAGTCAAGAACGAATACTACATCTACAATGAAAAAGGTTTCAATAACCTTGGTGGTACATCGGGTTCACAGCTACAGATGGCTAGCACCAACACTGCTACCAATGGTCTTAAGATTGCTAAGGATTCGATTGTAAGCGCTAACTCTGGACTACTGAATGAGTCAAGCACACTAGTTCTTTCTCATTTACATAAGGCTTATAAGTTACTGAATCAGTTAAGAATGATGGAAGATGCGGTGGTGATCTACCGTATTTCGAGAGCACCTGAACGTAGAATTTTCTATATCGACGTTGGTAACTTGCCTAAGTTAAAGGCAGAACAATACCTACGTGATATGATGGTAAAGCATAAGAACCGTCTTGTATATGACATGGCAACAGGCGATGTTAAAGACGACCATAGACATATGTCAATGACTGATGACTTCTGGTTGCCTCGTAGAGAAGGCGGCAGAGGCACTGAGATTACTACCTTACCAGGTGGTCAAAACCTTGGCGAGTTAGATGATGTATTGTATTTCCAGAAACGTCTATATAAATCGTTGAATGTGCCTATCTCAAGAATGGAATCTGATTCAGGATGCTGAATCTGCAATTGCAGACGAAGACAAGCCCAATGAGAAACCAGCGGCAAAACCTAAACCAAGTTCTAATGTACTAGATGCTTAAATGCTAGTCATTACAGAATATAAATAAGTTATATAATTAAGGAGATAGTTGATGAACGTTAAAGAATTAATCCAGCATGCCATGCAAAAAGATGCCTCTGGCTTTGAAACGCAGTTTAATAATATTATGGCTGATAGAATGACGGCAGCTATCGAAACAAAATATGCGTCAATGTTTTCGCCAACGGAAGCTGAATCGCATTCAGAAACGGAAGAATAAGGTACTAAAATGAAATCGTTTAAGGACATGTTATCAGAGACAGTGAGTAAGCCTCGCTCTCCTGATGAACAAAATTTCATCGATAAGCATATCATCGACAAGCGTAAGCATCCACTTGATACCGAAGATCAGTTCTCGGGCGACATCAAAGGCTCTAAGAAGAAGAAACGCCTTGCCAATTTAGAGGACGGAGAAGACAAAGAGATTTACGAGGAATCTGAATCTGAAATGACTCCAGCGCAAAAGAAGAAGCGTGAAGAAATTGTTATGTCCTTAAAGAGTAAGATGGACGAATTCAAGTCCCGCTACGGCGATAAGGCTAAAGATGTCATGTATACGACTGCTACTAAAATGGCAATGAAAGAAGAAGCTGAAGAAGTTTCTGAAGGCGTACTAGAAGACCTTAAGGATATCGTTAGCTGTAAGTCTATGAAAGAAGTTAAGTTCACAGACGGCAAAAAGCAAAAGGTGGATATGACTACTGCCTCTATGGTACTTAATGTGCATAAGCAATTGAATCCTGAGAACAAGACTAAGGTTGAGCGTATGCTTAACGATAGCAAAAAGTTCATGCAAATTGTTCAATTTTCTATGAGTGCAGGTAAATAAAATGAGTGCAGTAAAAATTGTTGGTGCAACAGTAAAAAATATAAACGTCACACCAAGTGCAATTGGTGGAGCAAACCTAGTTAGAATCTATTCAGCCACTGCGTCGGTTATCACTCAGACGACTGCGGCAGCAGGAGCAATCGGAAACATCACTGTTCCGGCAGACTCAGTTACGACTCTTATCAAATCTCCGACTGACTTGTTTTCGGCTAGTGTCGCTGTATCCTGCACTCCAGTTGCATACTATTAAGCGAGATAAATATGTCACTGTAACTCTACTGGCGCCGGAATTGCAAACTATGACCCAGTACTAATCTCTTTAGTACGCCGTGCAATGCCTAATCTAGTTGCAAATGGTATCTGTGGTGTCCAGCCTATGACTGGTCCTACAGGTCTAATCTTTGCAATGCGTTCTAGATATGAAAACCAGACTGATGCAGAAGCATTCTATAACGAAGCTGATACAGACTTCTCTGGTGCAGTAACCCCTGCCCACTCTGGTGCCCTAGGTACTGGTGGAGAGACAACTGGTACACCAATGTCAACTGCTGACGCAGAAGCTCTGGGTGATGGCGCAGGCGTAAACTTCAAGCAAATGGCTTTCTCTATCGAGAAGGTTTCTGATACCGCTAAGTCACGTGCCCTGAAAGCAGAGTACACTACTGAATTAGCAAAAGACTTGAAGGCAATTCACGGTCTTGACGCTGAGACAGAACTAGCAAACATGTTATCAACAGAGTTGCTAGCTGAAATCAACCGTGAAGTTATCCGTACTGTGTACCTTAACGATACGGCAGGTTCACAAGGTGATGTTGCATCTAACGGTACTTTCAACCTTGACGTTGACGCAAACGGTCGCTGGTCAGTTGAGAAGTTCAAGGGCTTGATGTTCCAAATCAAAAAAGAAGCTAACAAGTTGCTAAAGACACTCGTCGTGGTAAGGCTAACCTAATCCTATGTTCATCTGACGTTGCTTCGGCACTTCAAATGGCTGGTGTTCTAGACTACGCTCCTGCATTGAATAGAAATAACCTGAACCCAGACGATACAGGCAATACTTTTGCCGGTGTTCTAAACGGTCGCTTCCGTGTTTACATCGATCCATATGCTGGTGCAAACTACATGGTTGTAGGTTACAAGGGATCTAGCGCATTTGATGCCGGTCTATTCTACTGCCCATACGTACCGCTACAAATGGTTCGTGCAGTTGGTGAGAACAGTTTCCAATCGAAACTGGGCTTCAAGACTCGTTACGGAATGGTTGCAAACCCATTCGCTAGAGGTGGTGATACCACTAACGCCGGTACATTGGCTGCTAACACTAACGTGTACTACCGTCGTACCGCTGTTACTAACCTACTGTAATAGTTTACTACCAAACAAAAGGGATCTTCGGATCCCTTTTTTTGGTTTATAAATAGTACATACAACATAGCAGGGATCGCATGGCAACAACTAATTTTTTATCTCCAATCGAGTTTAAGTTTGTACTCACTCGACTGCCTAACGTGGAGTTCTTTGTGCAAGGCATTAACATACCAGGAACAAGCTCTGGCGTTACCGAGTTCCCAACTCCCTTCAAGACACTGTATGAGCCTGGCGATAAGATCACATACGATGATTTGGTAGTGACCGTTATTTGTGATGAGAACCTAGCATCGTACAAAGAAATCCAAGACTGGCTAGTTGCACAAACATATCCTGAAAGCTTTGACCGATACAAGCCATTAACGCCTCGTAACGTTAAATCTGATGCTACTCTTATCGTTCTAGATAGTAACAAAAATAGTAATATTTCATTCAATTTTAAAGATGTGTTTCCTACTTCTATCAGCGGTATTCAATTAAGCACCGTAGGAACTGACGTAACTCCTCCAACATTTGATATCACATTTAAGTACGGAAGTTATAAAATTACTTGACAAAATGATGTGCATGGTGCATAATATGCACATTGCTAACTTTGATTAAATTATGGAGAGATGAATTAAACTAGAAGATATCATTGCCGAGTGGGACAAAGACGGTACAATTGACCAGACCAACGTATCCCGAGAGTCTGGCGAGATCCAAAAACTGCACAACAAATACTTTAAGATATACATGGGAGAGGGATACCTCCTGCGTAAGATGAGGACTGACTATAAGAAGCTCTTCAAGCTCAAGACAGAATACTACAGAGGCGAGTTAGATGTCAGTGAGTTTAAGCAGTATGGTTGGAATCCGCAGCCTCTAAAAATTATACGAGCCGATATTCCATCCTATCTGGACGCTGACGATGGCTAAATTGAATCGTCACTCAAGATTGGTGCACAGGAACAGAAAGTAGAATACCTAGAGGCTATTATTAAAATGATTGGCAATCGAGGCTTTCAGCTAAAGACGATTGTCGATTGGGAACGGTTTAGAACAGGTGCATAATGGACAATGTATTGATTGAGCGAGTTAATGATGTTTACGTAAGAGTGCAGGCAGACCCTAGCACTAAGATGGAGCTATCAGATCATTTCACATTCGAAGTGCCAGGCGCTAAGTTTATGCCTGCTGTTCGTAACAAAGTGTAGGATGGAAAAATTCGTTTGTTCAATGCGATGACAGAAATGATATATGCTGGATTGGTGCCTCACGTTCTTTAATTTTGCAACTCAAGAGATTACACTGTTGAGGTTACTTCTGGTGTATACGAGACTAACGAGGTAAATTAGAATACTGGCTACGAGTTAGCAAAGGAATATGGCTCTAGCTTTACACCGAGAGACTACCAGAACGATGCGGTTGTACATGCTTTGAAGCGGAATTGTGCATTGATGCTATCTCCTACGGCATCTGGTAAGTCGTTTATCATCAACCTGCTGACACGTTTTCACATGCAGGAAGACAGAAAAACTCTAATCGTAGTGCCTACAACCTCGTTGGTTGACCAGATGGCCTCAGACTTCGTAGAGTACAACAACGGCAACCCACTAGACATCCACAAGATTAGAGACGGCATCGATAAGAACGTAGACGCCGCTATCGTGATCAGCACATGGCAGTCTATCTACAAGCTAGGCAAAGACTGGTTCGAAAAGTTCGACGTAGTGATTGGTGATGAGGCACACCTGTTTAAGGCTAAGTCGCCTGTCTCAGTGCTAGAGAAGATGCCGGAATGTAAGTACAGATATGGGTTCACGGGTACGCTAGTTGGGTCGCATACGCACAAGCTGTTGCTAGAAGGAATCTTTGGCTCTGTCTACGAAGTAACTAGGTCTAAGAAACTGATTGACGACGGAACACTTGCTGAGTTCGGTATCACTGCTATCGTGCTTCAATATCCTGATGAAATTAGGAAGCTAAATAAAGGTAAGACCTACCAAGAAGAGATTGATTGGATCGTAACCAACGAGTCACGCAACAAGTATATCAAGAATGTTGCACACTCGCTACAAGGCAATACGCTTATTCTGTTTCAGTTCGTAGAGAAGCATGGAAAAGTTTTACATCCTATGCTTGCCAAAGAAGGTAAGACTGTACACTTCATTCATGGATCGGTTAGTGCCGATGACCGAGAAGCAGTCCGACACGTAGCCGAGACCAACGATAACAACATCATTTTGGCAAGTTACGGCACATTCAGCACTGGTTTTAACATCAAGAGACTTGATAACATCATCTTTGCCAGTCCGTCTAAGTCGAAGATCAGGAATCTACAGTCTATCGGACCTGTGTTGCGAAAGAGTTCGAGTGGCAACAAAGCAACTCTTTACGATATCGTAGATGAACTACAGTGGAAAGCAAATAAGAACTTTGCGGTCAAACACTTCATGGACAGGGTTGCTATATATAATGATGAGGGCTTTGAGTTCAAAATTTATAATGTGAATATAAAGGGGTGAAATTGGATATTGTATATTTGAAACTTAATAATGGAGACGACATCATCGGTCATAATGTATCGAGTGATGACGAACACTATTGCATCGAGAACCCGTTGCAGGTTAGGGTGCATCCAATTCACGGAATGTTTGCGAAGAGCTGGCTTCTTCTTTCCGTAGAGACCATATTACTTCTGAATAAGAAAGATATCCTCTTCTTCGGAGAGGCAAATGAGAAGGCTAAGTTATAGTACAGCACATTCCTCGACAGACTGGAACAAGCATCCAGTGATGAAGGACCCACTGAAGAAGAAATACGGGAAGACATCGAGTCACGCCTGCTAGCCATGATCGAGGCAGACACTTCAACCAAGCATTGATAGTTCTAAGCGATAACGCTATTATATACGTTTTCTAGAGCCTGTCAAGTCTTTTCTCCAAACCAGTGCTAAAATATGTCTTGACACGAGACACTATTTGTCGGATACTTAACCAAATAGAGAGGTAACAATGGCCACAAAAAATTACGTAAACAACCCTGAATTCCTGGAAGCTATCGTCCAGTACAAAAAGCTATGCAGTGAAGCAGAAGACTCTGGCGACCCACAGTCACAGATTGAGGCATTGACCTTGAAATATCCGACGAACCAGAGGAGTAAAGTATGAAGATTGCTATTCTAAATTATACTCATTGGGGAGCTAGGAACCATAACGCAGCCTTTGCTGAGTACTTTATCAAGTTTTACCGTGAGATTTTCTTTCCGTATCTGAAAGAGAACAACATCAAAACGGTGTTCCATCTAGGCGATCTAGCTGACCGCCGCAAGTACATCAATTTCGTTACAGCAAAGAACCTAGAAGAAAACTTCATCAAGGTTTTTAGGGACGATGGTATCGAACTGCACATGGTCGTTGGTAACCATGACACGTTCTACAAGAATACGAACGAAGTCAATACCCTGCGCCAGCTCTACGGCGAATCATCCTATGAGAACATGCACCTCTACTGGAATGAACCAGTTGAGCTAGACATGGATGGTTGCAAGATCATGCTATCTCCATGGATATGCCAAGATAACTATCAGTCATCTATGGACGCATTTAAGAACACGAAAGCTGAAATTCTCATGGGACACTTTGAGATTGCAGGCTATGAAATGATGCGGAGTCAACTCTGTGACCATGGCATGGATCGAAGCATGTTTAAGAAGTTTGATGCTGTCTATTCAGGACTTTCACCATCCTTCTACCCACGGAAACATCTCTTATCTTGGTGCACAGTACGAGATGACTTGGACAGACTATGATCAGAAACGTGGCTTCAGCGTCTTTGATACCGAGACACGGGGTATGACCTACGTAGAGAACCCGTTCAAGATGTTCCACAAGATTGTGTATGATGATACAGACATGACAATCGAGGATGTTTTGATTTGATTTTTTTTTTTGATTTTTGATTTATTTGTAACGCGCACTATCCAAGTAAAGTTCTAATGACGCGAATTTAACGTCATATCCTTGAAAGCAATCAAGGATCCTGTCTAATAACATTTTTAGTGTTATGCCGCAGCCTCAAGGCGCAGGCCAACAGTTTTATGACGGGTTCAGCAGGGGATCGAAAAGGATGTTGCACAATTGATACAAAGAACTGGACAAACACCTTCATTAAAGTTATAGTTACCACTAAGGGTAATCCTTACATCTTTGATCTATCCCTTGACCACTTGCAAGCCGCATCCACATGACCACATGAATCTGGATGTAATCGATGAGTCAGAGTTGGTAGATGAGGCTCAAGATACCCTGACCATTTTGAAGTCGTACATCCAGAACCTAGAGTTCGGCGGAGATAAGAACAAGGTTGAACGAGTTTTGGATGAACTGTATAAAGAGGCCATTAATCTATGATTTTATTTGAGAAAGTCCGTTACAAGAATATCTTGTCTACGGGCAATGCGTGGACTGAGATTTTATTAAATAAGAGTAAGTCTACACTTATTGTAGGCGATAACGGTGCGGGCAAGTCAACAATGCTAGATGCATTGACCTTTGCTTTATATGGTAAGTCTTTCCGTAAAATTAACAAGAACCAACTTCTTAACTCGATTAACACAAAGGGTCTGGAAGTTGAGGCACACTTTAGCATTAGTGGTGCTTAGTTTATCATTAAGCGTGGCATTAAGCCAAATATTTTGAGATTTGGAAGAACGGTAATCTTCTGAATCAGGATGCCGCTGCCCGTGACTACCAAACGTATCTAGAAGAGAGTATTTTGAAGCTCAACTACAAGTCCTTTGGACAAGTTGTTGTATTGGGCTCTAGCACATTCGTGCCGTTCATGCAGTTAAAGGCCGCTGAACGTAGGGAAGTTATTGAAGACCTGCTTGATATCCAAATCTTTACTGTGATGAATACCCTTCTGAAGGATAAAATCACTAACAATAAGACGGAAATCACAGAGATTAAGTACCAAATTGATCTGCTTAAGAATAGGATTGATTCTGCTAAAAAGCATAATGAATCTATTCGTAACATGAAGGAAGTCGAGGTAGATCGACTGCGACAGAAATTGCTAGAGCAAATCAGGTTTATAGAATCAGAGCAAGCTGCCATCGAGAAGTTGATGGAAGAAATCTCTGAGCTAGCAAACAGCATTACCGATAAACCCGAAGTACAAAAATCGCTTCAAGAACTCCAGGAGATTGACCGTGATCTATCCAGCAAATACCGCTCTCTTACTAAGGAAGTATCCTTCTACGAACAGCACGACAATTGTCCAACCTGTAAGCAAGGCATCGAACACGACTTCAAAGAAGCGACAGTTAGCAGCCATTCTGCAAAGTCCCGAGAAATTGAACACGCTAGTACGAAACTTGGACATCGATGTGTAAAGCTACAGGAAAGACTGACCAGAATTGATAGTGTGCAAACACTTATCAATGATAAGCACCTAGAGTCCAGCGAACATCGTGCTAACCATAAAATGGGAATGTCGGCTTGTAAAGGCATCAAAGAAGAATTAGTTGGTGCTGAAAAAGATGTGGTTGCTATCGATAATAATGATATCGTTGAACTAGAAGAAGAGTTGACTACGTACCATACGAAGCAAGGTCAATTGTTTGATGGCAAAGAAACGCTAGCTATTGTTGCATCCATGCTTAAAGATGGCGGTATCAAAACCAGAATCATTAAGCAATATGTGCCTGTGATGAACAAACTAATCGGTAAGTACCTGTCAGCAATGGATTTCTTTGTCCAGTTTGAGTTAGATGAAAACTTTAACGAGACTATCAAGTCAAGATTCCTTGATGAATTCTCCTACGCCTCATTCTCTGAAGGCGAGAAGTTGCGTATTGACTTAGCACTATTGTTTACATGGCGTGCTGTCTCAAAGCTCCGTAACTCTGTCTCTACCAATCTGTTGATTATAGACGAGATTATGGATTTCTCACTTGACGCAACAGGCACCGAAGAGTTCCTGAAAATCATTGAAGAGCTAACAAGCGACTCTAATATCTTTATCATTAGCCATAAGGGTGATCAGTTGTTTGAGAAGGTAAAGAACTTTAGTAGGATTGCTACCTGATATGAAAATACTTCTACCATACGCAACTTATGCCGCAGTTGTTAATGCCAAGGGTCCCGTCGTTGCTGGTGGGATAGAAAAGTTCTGTAAGGACTTAGAAGACAACATCGAAGGCGTCATCCCAGTTTTTGTCACTAAAGAAGACAAGGACTCACGTAGGACTAAACAGGTGATTCAAGATGCGATTGCTAAACACAATCCTGACATGATCATCTTTAATAATCCATGGTGGGGAAACATGATGATATCATTCAATATCCCGCTCGTGTGCATCGTGCATGAGGGCTTGGTGCGTGATATTCGAATCGTAGAGCTAGGCAATATCCTTCGCAAGCTGAAAGACAACGGAGCCCATTCTTACTTTGTTAGCCCAAGGCAGTTAGACTTTCACCGAAAAACTGCTATGCGTATCAACGAGGTTGACTTCGGTGAGATTGCAGGCTTTATCAATCCTTCGTACCTGCATGACAGTATCGGTGTATCAGAGGAACTATTATACGATTGTGGCACAGTCGGTAGATCAGACACGCTAAAGGTACCGTTCCTAGTCCATAAGAAGCTTCATAAATCCAACCTAAATAGTCTTGTGATGACTAACGATGTCGTATATAAAAGCGACTCGATTAATGCATACGTAGATGCTAATAAACATTGGGAAGCACCGCAACACACATTACGTGGATTACCTCATGCTGAAGTGATGTTCAATCTGGCGAAGTGTAAAACCTATTGCTCGAACTGCTCAAAGGAATCTTGGGGCATTACGGCAATGGAAGCTTTAGGCTGTGGTGTACCTCTTATTCTGATGTGTGATCAGTCTGGCAACCACTCAAGCGAGATTATTGCCGCTGACCAATCACACTACGTTAAGCTGAGTAAGGATTGCTCGG